TTACACGGATTTATCGCTTGGCAACTCAGACAGTTTTGGAAATTGTGTCACCAAGTCTAGTGATTGCGCGAAAACGGGGGAAGCAATGAGCGAGCCAACTAAGAAGCAGTTACAGGACGAACTGGCCGAAGTGAATCGAGAATGGGAAAAGTCGCAGGAGCGAACGCGGGTGGCGGAGATTCGTACCGCCGAACTGCTCCAGGAGCGAACGCGGGTGGCGGAGATTCGTACCGCCGAACTGCTCGTAGACCGGGATTTCAGCGAACCTACTGCTTGGTGCTTGGTCGCAGTCACCGTGCTAGTGGGGATCTGCGGGGTAGTCAACGTGATCGAGACTCAGCACTCACGGGATGCGGTGATCGCGGCCATTCCCAAGGCGACGATACCTGAACTGACTAAGGACCACTTCCCGACGATAGAACACTGTCCGCAGGGGCAAATACGGCACTCTGGCGACACGACAATTTGTATCCATCGAGTGACGGTCTCTGCTCCCGTTGGTTGCTGGCTTGGGGCTGGAGCTACAGACGAAGACACGCTAAAACGCTATCCAATGCAAAGTTTCGACTGGTGGCAGGGGAACGACGGTGCCCAATTGCATGTACGGTCGGGCTGCGTGGGCAAGGTTCGGTACAGCGTGGATGGCGTGGAAGTGCATCCGGCGAACCTGAGCAAATCGAGTAAGACGGAGACAGTCAGGTTACCTCAGTGAACCGCGTGATGTGGCTGTCTACCATAGCCTGCGTGCTGTTTGTACTGGCTCTGTGGTTGAGGCTTTTCTGGTTTTGAAAGGAGAAACATGGCGAAGAAGAAGGAGCAAGCGGTAATGGTCACGACCGAGTTTCGAGGGGTATTTTTTGGCTACATGACCGATATGCCGAAGGGTGGCTCTCTAACACTCAAGCGGGCGCAAAACTGCGTCTATTGGTCGAGCGATGTGAAGGGATTCATGGGCTTGGCCGCAACCGGACCGACGAGATCTTGCAAGGTCGGCCCTGCCGTTCCGAGTATTACGTTAAACAAAATCACCGCTGTTGTGGAGGTATCGGCAAAAGCGGAGGAAGCGTGGTTGAAATCCCTATGGAGCGAGTAATTTTCGGCAGAGTCGAAAATTGGTCCGGGTACGGGTACGGGTACGGGTCCGGGTACGGGTACGGGTCCGGGTACGGGGACGGGGACGGGTCCGGGGACGGGGACGGGTACGGGTACGACAAAACCTACCTCGCGGCTGTCGCGGACGGTGCTGTGGGTGATCGTGCCGCCGAGCTTCGCAAGAGCGGGGTCGTGATTGCGTTCTGGCGGTCTGACAAGGACGGCAAACCGATGAACGGAGGCTCGGGGGAGCCTGTCACGGTTGGGGCAGTCCAGGAAGAATCAGGGCCGCTGGTTCCGTGCCGCGCCGGAGCCTTGCACGCGACCATGAAGCCGACCGCGTGGAAGGGAGAACGGCTTTGGGTTGTGGCCCTTTATCCTCCTGTGGAAATCGTGGACGAGGACAAGTTCGCCGCAAAGAAGCGGGAGATTCTGGCGGAGATTGTCCCAAACTTCTTCAATTGATTGCTTCTAATCGCTGTGTTTTTGAAGCTGTTTTATTTCTGAGGAGGAATTATGTCACTTCGCATTACGAAAGCGTCCGATCCAATGCTCGTGGAGCGGATTAACATTTGCCTGTACTCGGGTCCAGGTGTGGGAAAAACCACGATGGGCTATACCGCTAACAATCCACTGCTCTTAGACGCGGACGAAGGCTCTTACCGCGCCGGAAACCGCAAGGATACCGTCCTAGTCCAGAAGTGGGAGGACATGGCGGCGGTCGAAGCCTCAGACCTCGCACCGTACAGCACGGTCGTAGTCGATACCGCTGGCCGAGCGCTCGATAAGCTCACCGTTTCAATCATTGGCGGCAATCCAAAGCTCGGACGCGCTGGCGCTCTGACCCTGCAAGGCTATGGCGAACTCAAGGCCAAGTTCACAGCTTGGATGAAAATGCTCAATTCGCTCGGCAAGGACGTGGTTCTGCTCTGCCACATGGACGAGCAACGCCGCGGGGATGACGTGATTGACCGTCTGGATGTGCAGGGCGGCTCCAAGGGCGAAATCTACAAGTCAGTGGATGCGATGGGCAAACTCTACGTCCAGGGCAAGGAACGAATGCTGGACTTTTCGCCGCGGGAGAACTCCTACGGCAAGAATCCCGGCGCCTTTGACATAATCCGCGTTCCCTCACCATTGCCGGCCGATTTCCTAGCAGTCCTGATTCAGCAGATCAAGGACAAACTGAACTACCTCGGGAAGCAGCAGAAGGCCGAGCAGGACATGATTGAGGAATGGACAATCGCCATCGAAGCGTGCACAACTGCGGAGGAGTTTACGCGCTACATTCCCGAAGCAACCAAGGCGGGAACTGTGGTCAAAATGTTGCTTCACACCGCGGCCACTAAGAAGGGCTTTGCTTTCAATCGCCTGACGGGATGCTACGAAGCAAAGGCCGAACCGAAAGCGGTCGCAAAGAAGAAAGCCGCGCAAGAGGAGCTCGTGGGATTCGGCGCGACGGACGGAGACTAGACATGCTGAGCACGAGCGTTAGCAACGTGAACTTATTCAAGACCTGGAGCGAGGAAGAAGGCCTCGGTGTGGACTGGCTGATCGACCGAATCTTGGTCCGCACCGAGACTCCAGCCATGAAAGCAGGCACGGCGTTCCATGCTGCTGTTGAAAACGCAGGAGATACGGAACACTTCGTCCTGAAGGCGATGGGCTACACGTTCGAGATCCTCTGCGACATGGAGATTGCCCTGCCGCGACTGCGAGAAGTCTCCATTTCTCAGGAGTACGATGGCCTGCTCGTGCGAGGCCGGGTTGACGGAATCGACGGGAAGATCGTCATGGATCTGAAGACGACCGAGCAATTTGACGCGGAGAGGTATGTGGACGGGCTGGCATGGAGATACTACCTCGACATTTGCGGGGCAGATCGCTTCGACTGGCACGTTTTTCAGGTAAGACATGTTACTTCCAACGATCCTGAGCAGCCTAAATTGGTGGAAGTCTATAATTATCACCTACTTAAACAGTATCGATATGCGGGATTGCATGAGGATTGCCTAGATTGGGCACGGCGCTACAGGGCCTTTGCGGAGAAATTCTTACCCGTTTCAGCGAATGCGGCCTGAGGGTCGCTCAGAATGGCTCTAATGCGCGGGAAACGCTATCTGGCGAAAGTGGGACAATCGGAATCCGCTCCGAGGCAGGGTTGGGATCTAGAGGCGGCGTGGCAGCGATGGCTTCGCTACAAGACCAAACTGGAAACAGAGTTTCGGCGGGCCGATCCTAAACCGTTGGACGGATTGCGGGTGAAACGTGAGAATACGTCGCACAATTAAGATTTGGTGCAGGCAATGTAAGCGGTGGAAGCCTGCCGTAAAATCGCGGGTCACGCGGGCACGCAAGTTCGGGCTGCCGATTTACTGTGGTCGCGTGTGCTCGGGGCTGGCACGACGCAATCCGAATCCACCAACACCGGAGGAGCGTAAACGATTGAAGGCTCAATACGATGTGGGGTATCGGGCTGACAATGCGGCTCTGCTAAAGGCGAAAAAAGCGGCCTATTACCAGCGTACCCACGATCCTGAGAAAGAGCGCATCGCTCGGAAACTGCGTATGCCGCAGCACGTCGCCTATTGTCGTCGGCCCGAATATCGGGCCAAGAAGCAGATATATGACCTTGAGCACCGTGCCCAGAAGAATTTTGGCCCATTCGCAGAAGCGGCTTTGGTTCTGCGAGACGTGGAAATGGAAATCAATCGCCGGATGACTTGGGTTGAGCGGCACCAAGTCAACGGAACAATCAACAAGAGCACACAAAGGAAACGAGACTATGCCATCCAAACAGGCACCACCTATCCCCGCTAAACTCAGCGCCACAGCTCTCAAAGACGTACTGTGGTCAACCCTCAACGAGATCAAGTGCGACACCATGCTTCCGGCCCAAGGTGATGCTATCGCCGCGCAAGCTCGGGAGATCCTGCGAACGGTCAAAGTGCAACTCCAGGTTGTCGGCCAATCCAAGCGCACCGTGCCGCTGGATGTAATTGAGTTTGCAGAGAAATGACTAGGGGGCGTTATGTTTACGTTCATCGTGTGGGTGATCGGTATAGGCATCCTGGGCTGGATGGCGCTGATTGATTTTGGCATCGTCTGTGCCGCCTGGGAAGCTCACTGGTTTGCAGGGCTAGTCGTTACGGCTGGCTCTGCGGCTGTTTGGTTAATGATCTTGGCGTATTTCTTGGCCTAACATGAACATCCATGATGAGGCGATTCGACTCTTGAGCGACGAGGTACGATCGCGCGTTGTGGCCGCTGAGAAAAATCGGGCGCGAGGAATGAATATCAACGAGGAGCGGGCGTTACAGGAAGCAGAGCACTTGCGTTTTGCCATCCGTTTTTTCGCTCGCTTGCGGAAGGCGCAGAAAAAGATTGACACAGACGTTGAGGTGTCAGTATGATTTGCACGATGTATCTGCGGGTCCGGCGTGATAGTACCTTCTAGCCGTCGGCCTATCTACGGACCCGCAATGATGCTGGCGGCTAATGACACTCCTCGAACAATTCGACCCAGTGGCCTTCGTCGCGGATACTACGTTCCCGCGAGGGAGCGGCGGTGCTATAAGGTTGATTGCTCCGAAGTAACGGAGCGGCGCTTGCCAAGCACACAACCGCTAGGAAGTAGCAGCGGCGAGTGGAGTCCGACAGGTTCAAACTTGCGGCGGCGATCTGGCAATAAGCGTGGCAGACCATGTGAGGGCCGCAGACCGGGGCCGAGAGTCTTGATACTTTCACGCCCGGAGCCTCACGGAGCCATCCGAATCGAAAGCGAAACGACCGACCGACGAGTGACTTTCGAGGAAGCACAGGCTATGTGCTTTCTCTGCTCACTCACTCCCTCTGAGTGACTGTTAGGAACTTGTGGTTAACAACTGCTAACAAAGCTAACAA